GGTTTCCAGTCAAAATTAATGAAACGCATACTGACACTACAAATTCCTGAGCGGAAATGGAATGGATTTTACGGAAAGAAAACTGGCGCTGAAGGTAATATAATGAATTATTTACGAGTATTAGGAGTTAAGCCATCAGAAATTACAGATGAACAGATTACCGTGGGTGAAAATGGTGGAGTGAATTATAGTAAAAGTAATTCCGATTCTATTGTATTAATTTATGATAAATCAACAAATGAATTAATTAATATAGTAGTAGATGGAAAAAATTCAAGAGTATATGCTAGAAGAAATAAATATTACAGTAGTGTAGATGCAAGTGATCCTAAATTTAAACGTAATTCTACTGCAACGTATGTAGCTGGAGCTGCTAGATTTGGGGGGTCATCGAAAGATGACAAGACTGGATTAGCCAGTATCAAAGCAATGACGGTTGGTGAAATGAATTCATATCCATTTTATGCAATTAATGTAAAGGTAGACCCCACATCAAAAACTGTAAATACCGATTTTAGTGCATCTATGGAAGCCAATTACAGATTACTTGATAAGAAAAAATCTGAATACAAACAGAAAATAGTGGATATTAGAGCGGCTGCAAGAAAGGATGTAAAATATCCAGATGAATTGACTGATGGCGCAAATAAATTAGAAGAGATAGGTAATTTACTAACTAATTTATTTGAACTAGTTAAGAAAAATCCTGCTAAATACGCATCTTCGACTTTTGGTAAGACAACGACATACGGCAAGGGGATGAGCTCTAAATCATACTATACAGATTTTTTGACTATGTATGCTAAAGTAGCTCGAATATTAGAAGATTCGGATACACTTTACACAAAAGGGGCTGATTTTTCAACTGAGATGAGACGTTTTGATACAGATGCTACTGACTTAATACAACGATTACAACGAGCACTTAAATAATGCCACTATACACAAAAAGAAGAGATGCCGGCCTTTTAAAAGGTATTAACCGTGAATTACTTCATAGAATAGTTTCTATTGAATTAGCAGTATATCAATTAAATTTATCGGCATCTCCGACAAATATATACGGAGAATCATCGAAAAAAGCATATAATCCACCGGTTAGAATTACGGCTTTACCTAGTATAGATCCAAAATCAACATCAGGTGAAAATGTAGTGGATTATGTACAAACGACACGTTTTGCAATGATGGCATCCGATTTAAAAGAAGCTAACCTTGTTATAGAGGCGGGTAATATTATTGAATTTAATAATAGATTCTATGAAGTGGATAATGTAATTGACACACATTATTGGTCTGGTAGAAACCCTGAGACGTTGTTCAATGTAACAGAAGATAAAATGGCTGAATATGGATATAATCATTCAATTTCTATAGAATGTCATTTAACTAAGTTATCAAGTATATCTATTATAGATGTTCATACTGCTACTACTTATGAATATCGACACACAAACAAAATAGTTTAAAGGAAAATGTAATGTTAACATTAAAAGAAAAAAAAATTAGTAAAACAGTATGCTCGTTCACTAATGGAATCCCCGGCAAATCAAGCTAAGGAAGATATAATATTGAATGCAATTAGAAAAAGTGGGTTAGCATCAACCGATAATAAAGTTTCTCAAGGAAAAATGCCCGGATTGTATTCATGTGAATTGAAAGGGAATAGTATAATTGATGTTGATAGATTAATCAACCTTCAAAAAAATTCATTTTCTAAAGTATCTATACGTAGTGGTAATGACACTTTGAAAGCTTATTTTAGATTTAATAATTAAACAAAATTAAAAATGGCAATAAAAGCAAATTTAGAAGCGAACGACCAGATTTATCCATCGGCGTATTATAAAATTAGTAAACTAATATTAGCCACAGCTGATATTGAATCATTTGTACCGGATAAAGATGGTAACTTAGTATTATCATATGAAAAAATACATGAGGATTTTGCTCATGTTGTTGTATATCTAGATGAAGAATCTAGACGTAAAAATGTGTTTCCGGTGAAAACGTTTGCAATTGAGTTTAATTATGATATTAATAATACAAATAATGCCTATCAACAAGCATACGATGCATTGAAGAATGTAGAGGCGTTAGCAAATTCAGAAATCATTGATTGTTAATGAGGAATAATATGACAGCATTTAATAAGAATGACAAAAGAGCTTTTTTAGAGAGACTTAAGACTTTCTCCAGCATGGGTGAATCGATTTATCGTGCAAAAGATTTAAAAACTCGTTGTGACGAAGTTAGAAATATAATTGAAATTGCTGAGCAATTGACATTGCAGGAGACTGAAAATTGGTTTGATGATGTGACTGTTAATAAGCACATGAAGACACTTAAAGAATCATATAAAATCTTTGAGAAAACTACAAACGAAATTATTACTTCACAACAACGTCTAGAATCTTCATATGAAGATATTGCGAATATTCTAGAAAGATATTATGATATAGGATAATATTATGGGAATTACCGAAACTGTATTAAATGAAGTAGATGATTTACTCATGGATATTGAAATATTAATTGATTCTGATTATGGAAAGGTGGATGTGGCAACCTTTAAAAAGGCATATTCAAATATATCAGATGAATACATTAAGAAGTTTACTAAATTGCTGACTACTATTCAAAGGAATGGCAATTTACAAAATACCGGAAAATAATTTATGTACGAAGTTAATGTTAACATATGGCCAGGGTCTTCATCATTTGTAAGTGGTTCAACTCCATTTGGGTTCTATGATACAGACCCGGCATTTATAAATGATATTGATAAAGTAGCTGTTTGGTGTTCAAGACGGTTAGGGTATCCCATCACTGACATTGAATTACAGGATGTTAATTTCTATGCAGCCTTTGAAGAATCTATAATTGAATATTCTTCACAAATCAATTCATTGAATGCCAGAGATAATCTACTTCCGATGATTGGTTTACCATCGACAACAAATTTAAGTGGACAATTAATTAATCCATCTTTACAAGGGATTTTTCGTGTTGCAAAACAGTATGGCTCTGAAGTAGGAGCTGGCGGTTATCTTACTTATTACACTGGTTCAATATCAATAACAAGAGATAAACAAGTATATGATTTATTATCAGAAGAGATAGATTTAGAAAAAGGTGATTTTAATACAGATACATTCACAATACGTAGAATATTGTATGAATATAGTCCAGCAATAAATAGGTCAATTGACCCTGGTATAAGTTCTGGATTTGTAGATCAACAAATGTTAACACAATTTGGCTGGAGTGGTTTTTCATCTGGTATGAATTATACTACAATGCCATTATACCACGACCTGTTAAAATTACAGGCAGTTGAATTTTATGACCAAATTAAAAAATCAGGCTATTCATTTCAATTAACGAATAATAGATTAAGAATATTTCCGATACCAACATCGGATTATAAAATATTCTTTTTATATACGTTGAACGATGAGATATTAGAAAATTTATCAACTGGTTCTGGTGCATATGATACTACTGGCTCAGGTGTAATTACTGATTATAGTAATATTCCATATAATAATATTCCATATACATTAATAAATGATATTGGCAAAACTTGGATACGAAAATATACATTAGCATTATCGAAAGAAATGTTGGGGTTGGTTAGAGGAAAATATTCAGCAATACCAATACCAGAAAATGAAATCACACTAAATGGGGCTGAATTAGTTAGTTCCGCTCAAACAGAAAAAGATACATTAATTCAAGAATTAAAAGATACATTAGAATCAATGGGAAGGCAAGCACAATTAGAACGTAAGACGGCTGAATCAGATGCCTTAACATCTCAAATTAATAAAGTTCCAATGAAAATATATATTAGATAAAAATAATTTGGAATATTATAATAATATTAATAACTTTGTAGTATTATTTTAAAAATAAAAAATGATATGAGTGTATATAAAGAATTAAGATCAGTAGTTGATGTTATAGAAAAAGGCAGTAAACAAATTTATACTGATTCAATTGATTTTGGAATGCCAGTAAAAAGTAAAACTGACCCAATTGTGAAAACAATTAAGGGGATAATAACTCAATATAAACCAAGTGTTGATACACACCGATACGGAACCGGGTCAACACAAACAATTACATTTAATGGTGGTGTTGGGTAATATATTGAGGCTGGAGATTCTATTATTAAGATAATATACACTACTACAAGAAAACATTCATCTGGTATAATTGGATATATATCTGTTGAGGGAAATACTCCACCGGAGATAAAAAAACGAGCAAGAGCAATGGATTATTAAATAATTTAGTTTAAAATAAAAAACATAAATTATTTTATATTTATTTATAAAAAAGAATGACAAGAGCAGAAAAGAAATTTCTATCAATAAATCCAGGTACACTTGGGGTCAATGTAGTTAATAATGACATTGCATTCGCATTAAGAGAATTCAAGACGATGATTAAGAGAAGTGGTAAATTGAATTCTATTAAAAAATGCTATGTTAAACCTTCTATCGTTCGGAAAGAAATGGTAGATTTAGCTAAATTTAAACAGAGTATAAAATTAAAGAGGGAATTATGCTAACAGTAAAAGAAAAACAATTGGTAAAAGAATATGCTAAAAAATTAGCAACAAAAAAGAAAAAATTAGTTGAATCCTCTTCTATGGAAATAGGCAGATTACGGGATTATTTAAAATCTAATTGTAGAAGTTGGGAATATGATTCTGATAATCATGATGATACTATGGAATTGGTTAGTACCCTTCAACAGAGATTCCCTAAAATAAAATTTGATGATATTTTTGCTATAGCGAAACATTGGACTGGTTATGAAGGGGATATTGATGGGGACGATGATGAAATTAACAAAATGTAAAATAAAAAATTCCGAAAATAATAATGTTTTAACGAAAATATTAATGTTTTGAAAAAAACTGTATATTTATATTAAATAACATACCATATCTCCAATATATGGTTACATATAAAAAATCCTACCATTAAGATTCCTAATAATCTTACATTATAATAATATATAGAGGTATAAATGAAGAAATCAGCATTATTGTCTGAAGTAATTGCAGATGCAAAAGCAGTTAAACATACAGCTGAACAAGCAGCATTCTCAGCGTTAAAAGAGGCTTTCCAGCCAACCATCAATCGATTGGTTTCAAATAAATTGGCAGAAGAAGGTGAATTAGATGATGAACCAGAAACTGATGATATCGATTTAGATTCAACAGAATCACCAGAACCACCAGCTGCAGAACCAACTCCAGAAGAAGAAGACTACATGGAAGACGAACCAGATGAAGATGATGTTGACTTGGAAGAAATTTTGAGAGAACTGGATGGCGAAGATGATGAGGAAATGATGGATGAAGAAGATGACATGGAAGGCAACGAAGATTTATTTAATGAATCAGACGATGCGGACGAAGACGATTTAGATGACTCAATTGATGAAATTATCAATGAAGTTGAAGATGAATTGGAAGAAGAAGACTACATGGAAGACGAACCAGCTCCGTCACCCGAAGTAACAGCTGAAAGTAAAAGATTACGAAGACAATTGAAGAAGACTAGATTAGACTTAAAAGAGGCACATCTTGCAATTGCTACTTTAAAAAGTGCATTGACAGAAGTTAACATTTTAAATACTAAGTTGACATATGCAACAAAATTATTGAAAAATAATAATTTAAGTGAAGCTAAACAAACTGAAATTTTAAAATCGTTTGACCGAGCAAAAACTATAAGAGAAGTTAAGTTAGTCTATGCAACGATTGTAGAAAGTTTGAAGAAAGTTAAAACACCTACTATTAAAGAATCTTTTAATAAAACACCTAAAGCAGTTAATCCAAATGGCAGTGATTTCTATTCATTCGCACCAAGGTGGAAAGACTTAGCGGGTATTAAATAATTAAAATAAAAACAGAAGGAAACTTATAAATGGATATATCAAAATTAGCGCCAGGTAACTTGGCGGAACAAAAGAAAAAAGAAGCCATGTTGTTAGTTAGTAAGTGGGCTAAAACAGGACTTTTAGAGGGCTTAGCTGAAAAAGATAAAGGAGCAGTAGCTACATTATTAGATAATCAGGCTAGACAATGTCTAAAAGAGGCGAATAACACAAGTACACAAAATGGAGCTGAAGCTTGGAATGGTGTTGCATTGCCATTAATCAGAAGAATTTTTGGTGAAATTGCATCAAAAGAATTTTTATCAGTTCAACCAATGAATATGCCGTCCGGTCTTGTATTTTGGTTAGAATACAAATATGCAACTGGACAACCAGGTTATACTACTAATTCTGGATTAGGTTCACAAGAAGATTCAATCTGGGGTGTAACTGATGCTAGAAAAGGTGATGTGGCTGGAACAGGTGGTTTATATGGTGCTGGAAGATATGGTTATTCAATTAATGATTATAGTTCAAGTGCATTTAGATGTAATGAAACAGCATCTGCAGGTAATATACTAGCTGGTACTGGTTCAGTTGAGGCTTGTAATTTAACATCAGATATCAACTTTAATTCTGATTTTAGTGGGTCAGTAGTTAACGCTGCTCAAATTAAGAAAATTATAGTTCCAATATCTGGAAGTTCACCGAATAACAATATTACAAACGCAGACCCATTGGGTGTAAGAGCATTTACAATTTCTGGAACTGGTATTAACGAAATATACCAAGAATTTACAACTGTATCAAGTGATAGTAAGACGGTGACATTTGTAGTATCAGGTTCAATTACTTCAGCAACTGATGTTGTATTGTATTACCATAAACAACCAACTGATATTACTAGAGGTGATTTTGAGGACAGTAAGACACAAGAAAATCCATTGGATATTCCAAGTTTAGACTTACAATTCCACCAAGAGACAATTGTTGCTAAAACTAGAAAGTTGAAAGCACAATGGACGCCAGAATTTGCACAAGACATTAATGCGTATCAAAACATTGATGCTGAAGCTGAATTGACTGGTATTTTAGGTGAATATGTATCACAAGAAATTGATTTGGAATTATTGGATATGTTATTGGATGGAGCACAATCTAAAGATTATTGGTCAGCCAATTTAGGTTATGTGTATAACGCTGGTAGCAGATCATTTAGTCAAGTGGCAGCAAATGTTGCAGCATACAATCAAGGAACATGGTTCCAAACATTAGGGACTAAAATCCAAAAAATGTCAAATGAGATACATTCATTGACACTTAGAGGTGGAGCTAATTTCTTAGTTACTAGCCCAAGAGTTGCAACTATATTAGAATCAATTCCAGGCTATGCAGCTGATACTGATGGCGATAAAATGAAATTCGCAATGGGTGTTCAAAAGATTGGTACTATTAACAGTAGATTTACAGTATATAAGAACCCTTATATGAGAAGTAATGTTATTTTAATGGGTTACAGAGGTGCTCAATATTTGGAAACAGGTGCTGTTTACAGTCCATATATTCCATTGATGATGACTCCAACTGTTTTAGATCCAGATAACTTCACACCAAGAAAGGGTATTATGACAAGATATGCTAAGAAACTATTAAGACCTGAATTCTATGGTAAATTATATATCAAGGATTTAGATACGGTGTAACCGTTATAAACCGAAAAAATCGCCCCTATTAAGAAATTAGTAGGGGATTTTTTTTGAATTGTCGTAAAATAATATTATATTGTATTGTATGAATAAAAAATGTTTAATGTGTGGTACTGTATTGACTGTAAAACAAAAACAATTTTGTTCAGTTCAATGCAAAAGTAAATCACAAATTAGAAAGGTGGAAATTGATACAACAAAATTGTTTAGATGTAAATTAACTGGAAAAACGGTGTCACTTGGTTCTAAAATGTCCGGATACTTAACTAAATATTCTAAGACAGTTTTGAATAAAGAATATGATTCCAATGATTGGGAAATTATTGATAATATTATTACTGTTGTACCTACAATGAGTTGCCCGATATGTATGAGATGGTCAACAAAAGACGTACAAAACAAATCAGGATGTTTAACAGCACATATTAATAAAGAGCACAAATTAAATATAGATGAATTTTGTACAATTTATCCAGAATTCAAACATCTTTGGTCAATACATTGGAAAAAACAAACATACAATGAAGAATTAAATATTCCAGATAATAATATACAATGTTTGGAGTGTGGGAAATTATTAAAAAAGATAACATGTACCCATTTAAAAAAACATAATATGAGTAATTCCCAATATTCAGATAAATATGGTGTAACCAATCTATCGTCATTGAACACTAGAAAAAAATTACAAGTATTATATGCAAATAATGATAATTTATTAGATACTAATTGGAATTCTAAAGGACAGATTGAGATACAAACGTTTATTAATGATTTAGGATTTAAGACTGTAATTAGAAGAAAAGATCACGTTGAATTAGATATATTCATACCAGAAAAAAATATAGCTATTGAATATAATGGTTTATATTGGCATTCCGAATTTCATGGTAAAAAAAATAAATTATACCATGTTCATAAAACTGATTATTGTGAAAAAAATGGAATTCATTTAATACATGTATTTGAGGATGAATGGTATAATAAAAATGATATTATTAAATCCAGAATTAAAAATATATTAGGAATTAATACAGAACGTATTTATGCTAGGCAATGTACAATACAACCAGTTTCAGGTATAGACAAAAAAGAATTTTTAGATTTAAATCACATTCAAGGGCATGATAACAGTTCATATTCAATCGGATTGTTTTATAAAACGGATTTGGTTTCCATAATGACTTTTAGGAAGCCGTTGGTTAGTATGGGGCACAAAAACACGGCTAATAATATAATTGAATTGTCTAGATTTTGCAGTAGATTAAATACAAATGTAATAGGTGCGGCAGATAAATTGTTTAAATACTTTTTAAAGAATAATACTGAATACGATACAATAATTTCATATGCAGATAGACGTTGGACAACGACAATACGAGAGTCTGTATATGATAAATTGGGTTTTGTTAATATTGGAAAATCTAACCCAAATTATTGGTACATGAAACGGCACAAAATTAGATTATCAAGATTTAATTACACAAAAAATGCAATATTAGATAAATTTCCAACTACCTCCCCTGAATTGACAGAATGGGAAAATATGTTGAAGTTAGGTTATGACAGAATATGGGATTGTGGGACATTAAAATATAAATACGATGTGAAAAATAATTAATGAAAAATTTGGATAATACATAAACACTATATATATTTGTAAGAATAAAACTAAATAAAATGAAAAGGTTCAAATTTACATTAGTATATAAAGCATTTGGTGCTAATATTAATTTACCAGTTACATTCGAATATTCGGGTTGGAGATATCCATCAAAAAGAACTCCACAAAAAGAAATACTTAGCATTATAAGTTATGATACGAGTGATATTGACATTGCAACCATTGAATTAGACAATTCGTTTACTTATGGGTTAAAAGGAGATGTGATAGATCAATTATATTCAAATTATTCAGAATGGCAAGAAGTATAAAAACTGAAATTATGAAAAATAAAAAAATCGTAAAACGACAAAAAAAATCCCTTGAGGATAAGAAACCTATTTTAACCAAAAAAGACTTGAAAATTACTAAACTATTTGATGAAATTGATACTGGCGTATCATACGATGATTTGTTAGAAGAATATGGCTATTAAATTTGTCAGAGAATTTATATTTATTAATATAATATAGGATTACAATGAGCGTATTTAACGAAGAATATATTCAGGAAATCGTTGAGGTAACTGTTCCATTCCCATTTATATCGATCAACGAAGTTGGGGAAACGACGGCAATCACAATGGTTAACGACATTCAAGGCGAAGATATCAATGGTATGCCAATGATATTAGAATTAGAAACGGAAACTGAATATAGTTCAACATATGCTACATATCAATTAGTATCCTCGACGAAAGAATTTAAAAATAATAACGTAGTACAGGAAAATTAAAATGATAAAAGTATATATCCCACTAGCAGAAGTAAATCAGGTTATCCGTAGTGGCAGTTATATTCCAACTGCTGTATATCTAGTAAACGATAAACCGCAATATACAGAATTAGTTGAAATGACAATTCCATATAATAAATGGGAGAGTTGGTCAAAAAATATTCAAAATAAAAGAATGAAATTATGGGATTAGAACCAGGTAATTTAATATTAATATCATTAAACAATCTATGTGACAAAATCAAGCAGAAAATATTATCAGCCGATAATAGAAATACTGGTATAATAGAATATATAGATTATAATACTAATTTAGTTGATGTTAAAATTAATAGACCGACAACAACTTTACCAATTATTGTAGAGGTTCCACTAGATAATATCATCCCTATTTAAAATTAAGTATTTATAGTGAATGAGTACCTGTAATACAATAACTTTTTATAATAAATAATATACTTAACTATTAATAAAATTACGTTAGAACTAAAATAAAATATGGAACGAAATCTTCAGTTATTGGAATATGATAATATTCAAATACGTCACCCACTGACGAAAAAAATGGTTACCTTATACAGGATAATCGCATTATATACATTTAAAATTAATGATTTTCACATTGAAAAACATCAGATAGGTGGATATGTGCAATCCATTGATAATATTGATATGAATACACTGAATTGGGTTGATGGTAAATCAAAAATCTTTGATTCGGCTGTAATAAAGAATGGTACTGTCACTTTACATAATTCACTGGTATTCGGAAATGCGATTGTGAGTGATTCGGTTGTTGCAAATTATGCGAGAGTATATGGTAATACAGTAGTTGAATCAACTTTAGTAAATGACTTATCGGAAATTAGAGGTAATGCAAAAGTAACGAATTCTACATTGTATAATTCAACACTTATATTCGAAGATGCTATGGTATCAAACACAGAATTGCATACTGGCTCCAATATTAGGGGTAAAACGAATGTAACAGATTCTTTTTTATATGATACTGCCGAAATTAGCGGAACAGCTATTTGTATTGGATGTAAATTAACGGGTGCTGCATTATTTAAAGAGGGTGAACATATTAATGAATTGCAAGATAGAACATCTAATTTGCGATTTATAGACCCAGTAAATAAAGAGTAATGAGTTATTCATTATTCAAGACAGAAATAATGGCATTAACTGGAATGCAACATGTTTCCAGAATCCAATTTGCCCGAACAGTTGGAAATGCCTATAATAATTTAGTGTTAAGATGTTTCGAAACATTATCCGGTGGAGGACAATTCCTGGCAGCCGCTGGAGGCGTTGGGGCTTTAATTAATGGAATACATTCAATTACCGAACAAAATCTCCAGCAACACAACAACATTGATTTTTTCAATCAAATAGCTCCATTTATATACACATATTGGGCAGGTCAGCCGTGCATTGGTCCATTAGGCGTGGTTACAGTTACATCGCCAGGTACATTTCAAGGCCCAATAGTTCCACAAAATTTCGATGCTACTATTTTTATAAATATTTTTCAAGGGGTAGTGGCTACCCATTTACTAACCTTACAAGGAACATATTTAAATTCAATAACAGGCGTTACTACTCCATGGAGTGGGGCGACATTAATGACAACTCCATAGATTATGACTAAACCATCATTTCCAGAAAACAGTCCATTTTCATATGATGTATTGACGACATATTCAATAAAGAAGTTGAAAAGAATGCAGGAAGATGAGAAAAAATCATCGGGTACATTCGTATGGTATATGTATCCATGTAATATTAAGAAATTATTGGAATATATTATTTGGGAGAAAACTGAAAATATTCAATAAAAAATTTGGAATGTTCATAAAGTGTACTTAACTTTGTTGGAAATTATTAAAAACAATTATTATGAAGACGATTAATATTATTTTTGTTTTATTATTATCCAATGTTATAATTGGACAGACAATGAGAGTAACATATTTCAGAGCTAAAGAAGTTAATAATACCATTAATTTATACTGGAAGACATTTGTTGAAGATGGTACTGATACATTCAAGATTTATAAATCAATTAATTCAGGGGAATGTGATTATTCCGAGGATAATTGGGAATTGATAACTAAAATATCCAATACCAACACTAAAGATGGTGATTATTATAATATTAGTACTACAAGAATTGTTGGTAAACAATATTATAGGTTAGTTTGGGGGCAATATAAGACTAAATTATATTCATACACAAATCTTAAAGACATGAATGAAATTCCTTTAGTATATTGTTATAATAACGTTATACATGTGCCCAACATAGACCATATATTTAATGTATATAATGTAAATAATCAATTGGTGTTGACTAATGTTCAGGATGGACAATCAATAGAAAATTTGCCATGTGACATATATATTATTACAGACGATAACAATAGTTATAAAATTATTAAGAGGTAATATGCCAAAAGTAGATTATGCAGAGTATAAGACGATAAAAGATAAAGTAGTTGCTAAAGTTACTAAGCAAGGGGCATCTGCATTTACAAAATTAGCCAAACAATATGAAGAATTAGATAAAGAATTATCTATACTTGAAGCAAAAAAGAGAGAATTAAACGAATTCCAAAATTCAGTTAAAGACAAAGAATCGTCTTTAAAATCTCAAATTCGGGAAAAAATCCAATCAGTTTTCGATGAATCTGAACAAGCAATGACATTGACTGTTGAATGTTTAGGTTCGGCATTCACGTTATCGAAAGAAACTGAAAATAATAGAGAAAAGGTGATTACAAAATCAGGAGAAATAATTTCAACTGATTATCAAAAAGTAATTAATCTACTCCTCGAACAAACTCCCGAACTTAAATCAACGATTGATTTGTTGATTAAGAAAGCAAGTGTTATAGCTGAAAATGATATAACAAAGGCAGGAACAGCACGTGGAGTTAGAATTAGTGCAATTGAATCTATTGTGACTGAAGGTATATGGGATAAAATTATATCAATAGCGAATAAAATTAGTTCTAAATTGATGGGATTATTTTCGGCATTGACAAGTAGACAGAAAAAAATTAATATATTATTGGGTAATCTTAAAGAATCAAAGAGCGAAAAACCAATTATGTTAAATAAGCGTGAAAAGGAATTAGTAAAAGAATATGCTAGAAAAATAATAGAAAAACGTAAATAAAAATTCATGAAAATAACAAATCTCTTAACAATAGCTATTTTCGTTTCGTGTAGCTATTTAATTTTAAACCAATTTGGTTGTACCCCTGGAAATTGTGGATGTGATGAAAAGAAAGAGGTAATCACAAAAGCAGAAATAGACACAATACCTAATACTGTTGATACAATAGTAGACAATGTACCAGAAATTAATGATACTTTAATCGTATCTAAAAAATTAAAACATTTAAAAATGAAAATTGTTATACCTTACAGATACCAATAAAGGAGTTAAATGGCGAAATATAAAGTGCCAAAAGTTACCATTCCATTATGTGTTGAGCAAATAGCTGCAAAAGACTTAGTTATTACTAAACCAGTAAGCTTTTTAACTGGTAAACCTGGGACTGGTAAAACATGGCTAGCATGCCATATTGCATTATCTTTACTAAATGTAGATAAAGATAAAATTATAATTACCAGACCAACTGTTGGTACTGAAGATAATGGGTTCATTCCAGGGGATATTAATGAAAAATTAGACCCATGGATGGTACCAATTAGAGATAATATTCGGAAATTGGTTGGAACTGAAACCTTACAGAAATTGGAATCGGATTTAAAACTCCAATTAGTATCACTCCAACATTTCAGGGGTAGAACATTTGAAAATTCAGTTTGTATAGTAGATGAATTTCAGAATTTAAAGTGTAAACAATTGGCTATGGTGATTGGACGTTTAGGAGTAAATTCAATGATGATATTATGTGGAGATAGTCGCCAGATTGATGTAACTGGAGGGTTATCAAAATCAGCATTTTCTAAAATGGAATTGTTAAGACAATCGAAACATGTTAATATAATTGATTTACAAGAAAATCACAGACTACCAGAATTGTTTGAAATATTGGAATTGTTGGATGAGTAATAAAATTCCATTTTCGCGAACACCGATTGCAGAGCCTAAAGATAGCAATAGAGCAATGGATATTAGACGGGATACTGATATATTCAACATCCCGTCTATTACTATCTATGATATTGACTTCGCTGTATTATGGCACTTACAAAATAAAATTAGACCACAAATAACTGACAATGGTAGAATAATTGATGTTCCAATTATAATGGATAATGGAGAAAAATGGTCACAGATACAAGATTTTGGATTTCTCCGTGATAAAGATGGGAAGGTTCAATCACCATTAATTACATTAAGGCGTACTACTTTTATAGCAGACGACCGTATTCCAAAATTAGATTTACCTAATATATCATCTACTAATGATGCAGGTGATATTAACTCCAACAATGTATTAATCTATACGAGTAATAGACAAAAGAATAATCAATATGATTTTTTAAATGAGTTGCAAAACACGAAAAAGTCAATTGAATATTATGTTACAGTACTCCCAGAACATGTCAGAGTATCATATGAATTGATGATATGGACTGATATGGTTGAACAATGTAATAAAATTATTGAATTAATGTGGCCACAATCTAGATGTCCATGGGGAGATTCATTGACATTCACAACATATGTATTGGACCCAACATTTGAAGTGGTTAATACACTAGGTGAAGATAGATTGGTACGGTGTACAGTTGGTTTAGAAACAGCTGGGCAGATACAACAACAATATGAATTAAGGCAATCAAACATTCGAAAAGCATATTCCAATAAAAGAATTGTATTTCAAAATGATAGAAGTCAATATGATATAAATGTAGATAAAGATTTTCCAAATTAAAAAGGTAGAACAATGTTAAACAAAAAAGAAAAATTATTGGTAAAAGAATACGCTCAAAAATTGATTGGTCAACGTAGTCTAACTGAGATTGATTACAATGACCCAATATTAGTATTATCACGAGCTAGAAAGGAAATTGATCGAAATGTGAAACCCACATCGACGGCCAAGAGCATCAGTGCCAAGCAGCGAGAGCAATTAGAAAAATCTATATGGGATATAAATTTAAAACTTAAAGATTTATATGTAGAACGACGACAAATTTTAAGTGATCAAGATTTAGATGCTGGGATGCAAGGGTCTAGTTGGACTGATAATGCCGCACAACCTTATGGGGCTGACTTGGAGTTAGTAGACGAAAAAATACAAAAATTGTTAATTCTACGAAAGGAAAAGGAAGCTAAATTAGTTCATTGAGAAAGGGTAAAATAATGTTAAATAAAAAAGAAAAACAATTGGTAAAAGAATACGCTCAAAAATTGATTGGTAAAAGAGTTTGCAACTAAATTGGTTGGTAAGCGGAAATTGACTGAGACACTCGATCCAGAGGTTAGAACTAGCATTAAACGTTACCTTTCGTCATTCACTGCTACATTAGCTAATATGAAAGATGACGCTATGCTTGACGGAATCAGTGCAGAGAAGCTCAAGGAGTTTTTATACGAATTCATCGATGATCAATTTTAGAAAATACTTCAAAAATAAACATAAAATTATGTTTGCCTAAATGTTTTTATATTTATATAAACAGTATAATTAATTAAAGGTTTTAAACAATGGGAAAAAGTACATTTTTATCAGCTGGTGTTTATACAAGGGAATTTGATTTATCATTTTTACCAGCAGACACACCAGCAGTAGGTGCCGCAGTAATAGGCCCAACAGCAAGAGGTCCAGCGATGGTACCGACTACCATATCAACATATTCAGAATATCTTAGATGGTTTGGTGATGTATTTAGTTCAGGTTCAGGAGCAAACGAACAGGAATATAAATATTTGACTTCATATTCAATTCAAGAATATTTACGTTGGGGAGAAACGGCTACCGTAGTTAGAATATTAGCAGGTAATTATCAACCAGCGTATAGCAATGTAATATCTTCAGCGTCATTAGCTGCAAATTTACATGCGACCACAGACATGGCATTTACTTTGTATGCTTTAACTGATGGTGCAATTACCAATTCAGGTCAGAATTCAGCCGCAATAAGTGGGTCTGGAATTTCTGGTGATGAAACAATTTCAGGGTCATTGGCATCTGGGTCAAAATATAATATTAGATGGGAAGTAGCTAATATTGATAACAATCGTGGAACATTTGATGTATATATCAGACGTGGAGACGATTCTAGTAATAGAAAAATTATATTAGAATCATTTGTAGGTGTATCTTTAGATCCAAATACATCCAACTATATTGGAAAGGTAATAGGCGACCAGACTTACGCACTAAGATATGACTCATCTGGAGAACCTTATTTACAACCAAGTGGTTCGAATTTAAACCGTTCTAGATTCGTTAGATGTCAAGTTAATAAGAAGACTTTAAATTATTTGAACAATGATGGTGGTATAAGAGATGCATCACTTTCAGGTTCATTGCCAATAGCATGTTCTGGAACATTTGGTGCTGGAAATGATGGAAACGTGGCTCATCCAAGAGCAATGTACACTGATATCTGGAATTTAAATACACAAGGGTTTAACCTAGCATCGTCTTCATATGGACAAACAGCATACGAAGATGCAATAGACATATTATCAAATAAAGACCAATATGATTTTGACTTATTAGTGACACCAGGTTTAATTGACAACTTAGAAGACCATGCTAAAGTTATTACGAAAGCAATTAACATGGTTGAAGATAGAGGCGATTGTTTCTATATAATTGACCCTACATACTTTGGTTCAACTGTTGGTCAAGCTAGAATGGCATCAGAGGCAAGAAACACTAATTATGCATCATATTACTATCCATGGATTCAAGTTGCGGACGCTGATTTGGGCGGACCAAAATGGGTTCCACCATCTGCAATGTTACCAGGCGTAATCGCATTTAATGATTATGCATCAGAGAAATGGTATGCCCCAGCTGGTTTAAGTCGTGGTGGATTGGATACTGTATTACAAACTGAAAGGTTTATGACACAAAATGATAGAGATAATTTATATCAAAAATCAATCAATCCAATTGCAACGTTCCCTAGAGAAGGTGTAGTCGTTTGGGGGCAAAAAACATTACAGAAGAAAAGAAGTGCCTTAGACCGTGTTAATGTTAGACGATTGTTAATTGCTGCAAAAAGGCATGTTACTATAATTGGACGACAAATTGTATTCGAGCAAAATACGAGAGAAACAAGAACAAAATTCCTTAATCTAGTAAGACCTTGGTTTGAAAATTGTCGAAGAAAACAAGGATTGTATGATTTCAGAATCATCGTTGACGAAAGAAACAATACGGCGGATGTAGTTGATAGAAACGAAATGAGATGTCAAATATTTTTAAAGCCAGCAAAAACAGCAGAATTTATAATTACAGACTTTAACATTTTACCAACTGGTGCAGCTTTCCCAATTGATAATGACGTGAAATAAAAAATCTGGATTAATTAATATTTATAGTAAAAAGGAATAAAATGATATTTACACCATTTGAACCGAAAGTTGCTTTTAGGTTCTTGTTATCAATAGATGGAATACCAGCATATTTGATGAAAGCATCTAGTATGCCTAATCTAGACAATGGGGAAATAGTAATTGATTATATAAATACAGATTTTAAAGTTAAAGGAAAATCTAGATGGCAAGATATAACAGTTACCTTATATGACCCAGTCGACCCGTCAGGTGCAACAGCAGTTCACGATTGGATTAAAATACACCACGATTCAGAAAGTGGAGAAGACGGTTTTGCTTTTGATGAATATAAGAAAGATATTACGATTGAAGCCCTTGACCCTCATGGTTCACCAGTTGAAACGTGGGATATAAAGGGAGCATTTATCGGGGCATCAAATTGGGGTGACATGGATTGGAGTACTGATGAAGCCAAGACTATCGAACTAACAATTAAATACGATTATGCCGTATTATCATAATAATTAAAAAAAGAGAAAAAATTATGTCAGAAGGTTTAAAATCATTAATTAGACATGCGCTTACCTTGTTAGGTGGATTATTGACAGTTTTAGGACTTGGTAAATATTCCGGTGCATTGACTTATTTATTGGACAATTTAGATGTCCTTTGGGCATCCATCGCAGCAATAGTAGGTATCGTTACCATGTTATATGGCTATTTTAAAGATACTACTAGATTCGCAGTTAGAACTGAAGCTGCCGCTATTAACGAAGTTAGTTCCAGTAATAGTAAGTAATTTGTATTAACATGAAGAATGAAAGCTCTATCAAAAAGTTGGTAGGGCTTTTTTTTGTCTTTTCTATATATTTATATATGAATACAAATTTTAAAATAAAATTATTGATATGGAATCTAAACTTATTAAAGACAAACAAACACCGGGTGAATATAAATACCCGACGGAATTAGTTAATTTACCATCAAAGGGGTTATTATATCCAGATGGTCATCCTCTACGTGATGGAGTCATTGAAGTAAAATACATGACAACAAAAGAGGAAGATATATTATCAACACAATCATACATTAAAAATGGAGTGGTGTTAGATAAATTATTTGAGTCGCTTATTGTTACTAAATGTAATTACTCGGATTTATTGATTGGTGACAAAAATGCAGTTATGTTGGCAGCTAGAATTTATGGGTATGGCCCAGAATATAACACAACTGTTATGTCAACGATTAGCAATAAACCAATTCCAATTACCATTAATTTAATGGAGGTGCCTCACAAAGAGTTAGACGAAACTCTTATAACACCAGGAATAAATAAATTTACATTTGTTACACCACGTGGTAAAAATGTATTGGAATTTAAATGTTTAACTGTTAAAGACCAGAAATATATTGAAACTACTTCAAATGAAGTTAAGAAGAAATTAGGTGTTAATAGAGCAGACGCAACATTTACAAATACTTTAAAAAGAATGATTGTAAGTGTTGATGGTGAAACTGACGAAGGCGTGATTTCAAATTATGTTAATAATATGTTGGCAATTGATTCGAGAGCATTTAGAGAATACTTCGGAAAAATTCAACCCGATATTAATTTAGAAGTGGAAGCGGAGGACCCAGATTCCGGAGAAACCTTTCGTGGTAACTTCGAAATTGGAATGGATTTCTTCTGGCCAGATTACAAAGGGTAAATTATTACGAACACGAATTAATCTAGAATTAAATCACGATTTTTTCGGAGTTACTTTTGAATATAAAGAAAAATTACACGCTCAGATATTTGATTTTTTATATAGGTCTAAAGGTGGATTTACATATACTGATGTCTATAAGATGCCAATATCGATTAGGACAATGTATATGAATAGGTTAGCTAAATATATAGAAGAAGAAATAGAAGAGATGAAAAAGGCTAAGAAGAAGAAACGTGGATAGTATTATATATATTTAGATAAGGCTATTCATATATGAATTCAAATAAAATTATACAATTTCAGGAAAATATATTAAACAATATCGTTAAGATACTTGCGATACCTGACATCAAAAAGAAGCTTTCCAAAGTAGAATTGATGTGTGATGAAGACCCAACTCTTAAGAGTAAATTCCAGGAGTTGGATTTTCATTACAAAGACTTAGAAAAACAACTTAAATTCTTCTGCATTAATAACATAGATTCGTATTTATGTAAAGATTACAAAGGTAAATAATAATGCCCGAACTTAATATTAAAAATAATATAGCAAATGTTAAGGCGGCGATTAATCAGCTAGACACAGCTGCCAAAAAACTATCAGATAACTCCAATGCAGTTATGTTGATATTGAAAGCTGTTGATAAAGGAATGTTAACAACTACAAATCAAATTAAAAAAGGATTGGAGTTAGCTGGAACAGGTATCTTTGATAAGAAAGATATTAAAGCATTTCAAAATCAATTAAATTTATCGGAAAAAAATGTTGAAGAATTATCTAGATATTGGGAAAAAATACGTACCATTTCCAAAGATAATTTAAAGAGTTCAATTGAGTTTAAAGAGATATATGTGGAGAATGGGGATATTGTTGACACTCTATTAAATACATATAGCCAAATAGGAACTCAACAGAAAGATAATTTGAGAATTGAACAAAAATCATTTGATTTAAGTTCCAATTTAGTTGATAAATTAAAACAATTTTCATCCAATTTCAATAAATTAACCCCAGTAACAAAGGGTGTTAATATAGATCTTAGTAATAGTATTGAATCATTGGCTAAGATGACAGCGGAATCAGTTAAATTAAGTAATTTATTTGACCCCGCTCCTTTTGATTGGGGGACTCTAGAACCTCAAATCAATGCCGCCAAAACATTGATTGATGCATTGGAACAGGGAAAAAGTTCAATTGAATTACCTGATATTGGTGAATTGGATACTGGTAATGCTGTTGAAGTGATTACCAAAGCTCATGATATTGCGGTTGGTATGATTAATCAAGAATCTGCTATAAGAATGCAGAAGTTGAAGACATACATCGCTGCACAAATGGGATTCCAATATGATTTACAGAATCAAATATTAACAAATTTAAATACACAAGAAAAATTAAATAAGTCGTCTGCCAATGAAAAGATAGCTGAAATAGAAACAATTGCTAAATCAATGGATTTGTTATCAGATAAACTGATAGTAATGGATTCGTTGAATGCCACTGATAAGACTGTTTTAATGCAAAAATTGAGTGTATATGACGATATATCTAAACAATTATTAATTCAAAATACTTCAGCAAAAAATATTGAAAATACTCATTTGTCCCAGTTAAAGACACAAAAGAGTCAGGTTGATGTATTGAAATCGGTATCCAGACAGATGGAATCTCTTAGAGATATATCATATTCTGTACAAGAAGGTATCCAATCAATGTTCTCTGCATTACCATATTCAATACAAAATTTATTAGGAATCCAAAATGTATCGGCTGAAATAGGTAAGGCTACCAATAAAGCAACAGAAGCTTGGTTAACTACTATTAAGGCAGGTAAAGGCCAAGTAGCAGCAACCGCTTCATTTTTAAAATCATTTGGAACTTCGATAACAACTGCAATTGGTCCATTAGGATTATTATTGGCTGGTGTCGGGTT